GGCCCGCCAGTATTTTTCGGCTATCGGGCTGACCGTGACGCTCTTGCAAATGGCCTCGACGTTAACGTCCGACCCAGCAAGGTACGGCTGGCCGGGCAGTGGTAGGCCGCAGAAATTCAAAACGTACTCGGCGCCATCCGTTTTACTGCTGACCTCCACGAGCCACTGCACCTGGAATTCCGGCACAGTTTCGCCGAACGTCCTGGTCCCTTGCCAGTCGTCGCGTATAATGCTGCTGTTAACGAATGTCATAGGTTCACCACCTTAAGATCATTTTTCCCGCCCAGGTTATTCGCCTTAATCTGGTTGAGTATCTGGTTTGTTTTCTTTTGCTCTGCTAGTTGGCGCTGCTGGGCATCTTTCATTCCCTGCATGGCGCGCCGCGTTGATTGTTCTGCGCTGTAGGCTGCGGTGGTTCCCCGCCTGGCGGCGGCGATCCCCTGGCGGCTTGCTAGTTTGTCCTGCTGGCTGTTGGATTCCCGCAGGTTCTTTACCGCGCCGGCCAGTGCCCGCTCATATGTTTGCCAACTGATCGCGCCGGCGTTTACCAGGCGGTCCAGGTCGGCCACGCGTTCCTGGAGTCGCTCCTGGGGTGTTAAGAACTGGCGGCGCACAGCTTCACCCTGGCGTTTCATTTCATCGGCCTGCTTTTGCCTGGCCGCCAGGATCTGCTTTTCTTGTTCTAACTGTTTCGCCGCTGCGTCCGCCTGGATTTGCTGTTGCTTTGCGAGTTTCTCTTGTTCCTTCCGCTTTCGTTCTGCGACGTCTACGCTATTGGACTCCAGGCGAAATAGCCTACCAAATGCGCGCCACACTGCTTTGCCGGCGGTTACCACGCCGGTCGTAAACTTCGCCAGCAGTCTCAGAACGGGTGCAATCGCCACGGTAAACTGGGCCCAGGCTCCCTTAATCGCGATTTTCAAGTCCGCCCACGCGTCGTTGGCTGCCTCGATTGCTGCCACGTCCATCCTGGACAGTTTGCCGTGCAGTCGATCAAAGGCCGCGCCCTGCTCATCCAGGGCGGCGGAACCATCCTTGAGCATGTTTACCAGCGCCACCCCTTCGCTATCAAAGAGTTTCATAGCGATCCTCACCCGGTCCGCCGGGCTCTCCACGCTCTTTAGCGCATCAGCCAACGTGCGCATCTGCTCATCTGGGCTTTGCCCAGCCAGGTCCCTTGCGCTTATACCCAGTTCTGCAATGGCCTTTACCGCCTCACCAGTTCCCATCGCTGCCTCGCTCACGCGGCGAACCATCCGTTGCATCGCCATATCCAGCGTACCGGTGGCCACGCCGCTTTTCTCCGCCGCGAACCGCAATTGTCCGAGCTGCTGGACACCGAGGCCGAGCTTGTCGGCTGTTTTCCCCAGGTTATCCAGGTCTGTTAATTGCTGCTTGACCTGGGCCACCGCCGCGCGCATCCCAGCAAAGGCCGCAGCAGCCAGGCCTAGCTTGGCGATCATGCCGCGCATATTAAACTTGCTCGTCTGCTCCTGGAATCCGCCCAGGGATCCCTTGGCCCTGCGCATTCCCTGCTGGAATGGCTTGGTATTCGCGGTGATCGTCGCAACGAGACTGCCAAGGTTTGCCATGTGAATTATGCCTTCTTAAACATTGCTGCCATTTTCGCCTCGTGTGCTTTCGCATCAAATCGCGGCGGCCGCTTCTGTTTTTCTGTAAACGTGGGAACAAAATAATCCAGGTCGATCAACTCGCTTTCCTTGGTAGCCAAAAGGTTTCTGACAATCGCGCATATATAGCTGGTTTGTAACCACTCATCCCCAAACGGCTCAACGCGGTAATACGCGATCCATTCAGTAAATAATTCCGCTGGTATTTCATTAAGTAAACCGTCCACATCCCAGGTACCGACAACGCGCGCTAGGCGGAACGCGAACCGCCGCCGGTCGTCTTTTGTGAGTTTTTTTCCAGTTCCTCTATTTCATTATCCGCGAACCCGACGTGCTCCATCGCGATATCGAAAAGCTGGCTCGTTACCGCTCCGTCCAGGTTGCCAAGCTCGACGATGTCGGCATCGTCCAGCAAAGGCTGCTTGCTCTTGGCATCCACCAGGGATAAGACGAGCAATCTCCGCCGACTGTCATCCTTGACCGATCCCTGCTTGTTTAGCACCTGTTTTTCAAACTTACTTTTCTCGGCCTCGGTAAGGCTCTGGAATGTGAACTCCAGGCCGCCTATCGTTTCCGTTCGATACCGGCGCCGCGTACATGCAAACAGTTTCTCCCTTGTTGCTACTGCCATCCCTCAAGCGCTCCCAGGTCTGGAGGCATGGAAATAACCGATGGCTTGCCGTATGCCTCCGACACAGCAGCCACCACTTCTTGCATAACATCTGCGGGATACCGCCTTATCATGCTCACCGGCGCTCCCGCCACGATCCCGCAGTAACCGGCGTGGTCCCCGTCAACGCGGATCATGCGTTGATCTGGAACCGCCGGCACTGCCTGGCCGTCTACGATTTCCCGCGCCGGGTGCTCTTCAAACGTAACCACGAACATTAACTACCTGCTGTAAAGGTAAAACCGGCGGCGTTGCCCGTGCCCTTGATAGTGAACTCCACCAGCATGACTTCCCCGTTTTCCGCGTCTGCGCTTTTAACGCTGACCGGTCGCCCACCGAAAACCACGGTTCCGGCTGTGCTTCCACCTGGCGGCGTCGGGTAGGTGATCGTCACGCTCTCATCGATACTAGAACCGTAGTCATACGCGATATTAGGCAACCCGCAATCGCTATACGCGGTCACAGTGATTTCCCCAATCTCGGCCAGGTCGTCTGCAATAAATCGCTTGCGCCCCGTGTCGGCCAGCTTCGTTACCTCGATTACTTCCTTCGTAATCTCCAGCCCGGTAATAGAAACTATATCGTAGCTCCCGCCCTGGGTTCCGAGTGTCAGTGTCGCACCATTGCCTGTGTCTGCCATGTTTATTTTCTCCTAGAATGTGGGGATGGTTTCCTGTACGTGAATCCTGAACCGCAGCGCGGTTATGTATTTTCCATTGTCGCTATCATCGGTCGGTTGTTCGTAGCCGTGCCCGGTATCGTCTAGCTGGCTGCTGATTACTTCCACGCTGCCGGCCGTGCCCCGGTATCCCTGGAGCTGCTGCCGTACCAGGTCGGCCAGGCTGTCTGCCTGCGCGCGTGTTGTGCTATAGCACATGATTTCCAACATGCAATCCTCGATACCTGCGGCCGCTCCTATCGTGTGGATATGGTTTGTGTACAGCTCGCTGTACGTCATGGCCGGCAGGCTGTCGCTCTGGGCCAGTACATCCGGGCGCATGCGCGTACTGACTACGTCCGTGATTGCAGACTTTGTCATTAAATAGGTTCTTATATTACTGCCTGTATTTGCCATCTATTTTTTCTTCTTGGGTACTAGGCTTTTTACGATTGCCTTGGGTAGCGCGGCTTTTGCCTTCGCGGTTATCTTGCTGCGAACTTCGCCCTTCACCCTTCGGACTGCGTTGAAAAAATAATTCACAGCGGGGACGCGGTCGGCGCTCGCCTTGCCCCAATAGATCGCCTTGTGGCCATGCTCAACCAGGTGTGCATGGGGGCCTATATTCCAGTCGTGACCCACCGCTGTACCGATAACGCCTAATGCTGACAGTGCCCGACTTCTGCGCCACTTGCTCGATGGTTTCTTTTTAACTGCCTTTTTAAGGTTGCCGGTCTCCCCCTTGGGCGCCGCTTTACGTATCGCCCTGGCCACTGCTGTACCGCCGGCGGTGATCGCCTGGCGTAAAACCCGGCGCTGCAACGTGGCTGGGAGTGCGTCGAATTGCTTGAACATCTTTTCGATTCCAAGTATCTCTACAGCCTGCCTGGCGTGGATTTTGTCGCCTATGGTCACTATAGCGCCTCCGTGCAGTGGAGCCAGAGCAGGCCTTGCCGCTCATCGCGGCGCTGGACCTTCTCTATGTTCAAAGTCCGCGCTGTGTCGCCGTCGTAGTAAACCACGCGCATTTCTGGAGTGGGAAACGGTCCCGCCTGCGGGTAGCGGATGATAACCAGGCTGGTCACATCCGCCTGTACCTGGCTCCCGCCAAATGTTTCCTGGGCAGACACATCCACAACGCGCCCAAAGCACTCGCGCACGCTCGCCCAGCTATCGGTAAGCTGCCCGGCCGCGTCTGCGGATTGCGTGCTTTGCTCGATATGGATGCGTTGCCTTAATTTTCCTGCCCGTACCATGTAAAGGAATCTCCAAGTACAAATGGTGCCAGCAGGGCCGCTGCCCCCTGGGGAATCTCTGAGGCGGTCACGCCCACGATGGACTGTTCGCGGTTGTTGAAGTAATGACCAATCAGCAGCAGCATGGCTTGCTTAATGGCCTGGGGTACTGCGCCGGCTCCCCCGTATCCACAGACGAAACGAACCGTGGCCGCTTCCTGCTGCACGCGGGCCGCTGGCCATACTTCACCGTGCGCCGGCCGGATTGTGCCCGGTTCCCTGGCGGTCGATACGTCATACTTGGCGCTGCTCCACGTCTGGCTATCGCCGGCGGTGTCTATGTAAGTGATGCTCGTAATACTCTGGAGCTGCCCGTGCGGGATGGCGAGGGTCTGCTGGCCGGCCGGTAGCGCGTCCAGTTTTAGATCATAGGTGGCCGTCACTAGTTGGCGGTGCGTGTGCGCCTCTACCTGGGCGCGGGTTACCTGCACCAGGCTTGATAGGTAGTCATCATAGTAGGAGTCATCCAGGGCCAGGTGGCGGCGCACTTCGCTCACCTGGAGCGGCTCGGCTGTCGGGGCCGTGACTTCGGAAAGTCCGTATCCGGTCGCAGTGTGAGTCATTTCTTTTGCTTCCTGGCTGGGCGTTTCCTTGGCTTCTTGCGCGTTGCGCGTAGAGGCGGGGCCAGGGTGGCCGTTTCCGGCTCACTCACTGGCTCCGCCAGGCTACGCTCGATGTAACGCGCTGCTGTCTCGCTGTCGACTTCGATCACTTCTCCCACTTCGTGGTAGAAGCCGTTGCCGGCAAACGAGCAGAGCAATTTAACTAGCGGCATAAGTTACGCCTGGGTCAGTTTCTTAATGGCAGCCGAGTTAAGCACCTTGGAATCTGAGCGCTTAAATCCAACAAAGCCAGTCTGGTCATTATCACGGTAACGCTCCTCGAGTCGGAACATGCGGATGCTACCGGCATCACGGATAATGAACTTGCTAAAATCGCCCACCAGTACCGTGATATTGGTCGTGGCTACGCTGGAGGCCATATCCTGGTTGATCGTGATGGGATGACCCAACAACCGATCCGGCTCGCCCGCGCTCATGCCTTCTTGCCACAAGTACTGGTCGTTTCCGTCCTTGAGTTTACGCAAGGCCAACAGAATATTATCGTGCATCATCCAGCCGAAGCTGCTGCTGTTACGATAGGCCGGGTC